GGGGCATAAGTATGACTAACAGATTTCCACATGATAGACATTGGGGCAGCGATGGTGGTGCATTTGTTGTAGACCCTGAAACAGATGCAACACATCCAGGTGGACAGGGTGGTGCAGGTAAAACTGCTAAAGGTTGGGTGATTGAATCTGAACCTGCGGAATGGGAAAACTACAATATCAAGCTTCGTGCTGATAGAGAGCTTTCCAGTTTGCAGGGTGGTGTTCTACCTTGGGATGCTGAAGTTACTTACAAGCTTGGTGCCATTACAAGGAGCGCTGGAATCCTGTATGTGTCACTTCAAGCAGGCAACTTAAACAATACTCCACCACCTTCAACACCAACAGCTTGGTGGTCAGAGATTAAGTTTAAAACAGCTGCTGATTATACAAGCATTGTTGCAGCAATGGTTAGTTCGCATACAAGCCACACAACACCAGGTGTAATTGCACATGGTGAAACCATTGGTCAAATTGGTGGCAGCACTAAAGCTTACATTGATAATGCCCTAGCAACTGTAGATGGCACACGCTCAACCCACGCATTGCGAACAGACAATCCACATGTTGATACAGCTATTAACATTGGTACCCTACCTACTTCTGGTGGAGACTTTACAGGCCGCGTCAACTACACAGATGGTGTGGTTGTTGGCACTAACAATGAGTTGATGCAGAACAGTACAACATTTGTAAGCTTTAAGAGTAATGCTGGTGCAATTGGTATTGGTATTGGTGATTATCAGGATGGTGGCAGATGGCAAAACATATTCACTGCTGCGAGTTTTCCAGTGTTGAATGCCATCTACCACAACAAGTTTGTAATGCCAACACCTGATCTACATTTACCATTGATGAACAATCTACTCCCGGTTAACTCTGTTGGCAGTGTTGTGTTCACACGTGCTGCAACACTTGCATACACTGATCGCTCAAACACTGCACAGACAGCTGCTGTAAACACTCCAGCTTTTGAATTGTTGGGAATGAAGTTAGCAGCTGGTCAGTCTGCCATTATAACAGCATCAGGATTGATTGGTAGTACTGAGGGCTGTATCTCATACACTTTGAATGGTGCAGTTGTTGTACAAGATATTCACTTCACCAATAATGACTTGATATCGTATGTTGGGACAACTGGCAATGTTAAAAACTTTCGTGTGTGGTCACAGCGACTTACACCAAGACAGAAACTTCGCATTCCAAAATAAGGAGAAGGTATGAGTGCACTAAAATTAGGGCGCATTTGGGCATCTGCCCCGTTAAGCCCAAACATTGATCCGGGTGCAGCTAAATATAACTTAGGTTGGGTTGCAGAGATTCCTGTTTTCCAAATGCTGAATTATATTAACAACCGGTATGACACAAACATTGTATCTCTGGCACAACGTGGTGTATTTGAATGGGGCAATGATATTGCTTACCTGAATAGTTCACTTGTGTGGGATGAAGCAGATGGGTTTATTTATATTTCCAAAGTGGCAAACCCAAGTACTGCAACACGTCCGGGATTAAATGCTGCACAGTGGGATAAGTCTGCTGTTCAAATTTCACGTAAACAGTATGATGATGCTGTGCTAGCTTGGAACAACCACATAGCCAACACATCAAACCCACATGCACTTACAACTGAGATTTTAGATACATACACCAAGGCAGTTATTGATAGTAAGGTGAGTACAAACAACTCCAACATCAATACGCACATTGCTAACCGTTCAAATCCTCATGCAGTAACAGCTGTGCAAGCTGGTGCAGTTCCTGCCACTGGTGGTGATTACACTGGCCTTGTTAGACACTTGTTTGCATCTACAGGTATTGGTGCTAGTGCATTAGCTTGCTCATTGCTTGCGGATGCCACTGGGGCGTTCCTTGCAAAAGGTGCTAATGCAAAGCTTGGTATTGATAACTTGTTCAAGCCTGTGTTTATTGATGATGCAGCTGTTAAATCTCAGTTGTTGCTGGATAGCAATTATATTGCCGCACGTGAAGCAGCTGAGGCAAGTTATGTAGTACCTACGCCAGATTGTCAAGTTGACTTTCGGAATGGTATTAGTATGTTATATGGTGCGGGTGCAGTTGCATTTACCGGCCCTGCTGGTAGTCGTGGTTTCACAGACAAATCTGGTATTGCACAAACAGCGGCAGTTAACTCCCCAAGACTTACAGCGCAAGGTATGTTGTTAAATGGTGCGACAGATGTAGAAGTGTGTACAGTTCCAACTGCGAATAACATACAAGGTGCAACTTCGTTTACATACTGTTTACATGTAGCCATACCAGCAACAAGTGGACAACAGTTGTTGCAGTTACCTCATGCATCGGCCAGTAGTACGTTATTTATAAGTGGTGCAAACCTCATGTACAGGTCAGTGGTGGCTGGTGTAGCAACTGATTTAACAGTTATGCCAGCAGTTTCTGCGGGTGCGCGTTATACAGTAGTGTCAGATGCAGCTGCAAATAAGACTTATATCTATGTGGACGGTGTATTAAAACTTACTGTGAACTCTAAGCAAGATGTTGTAAGCGCAGGTAGTGTTACATTTTCCGCTGTAAACTCAGCTTGGGCTGCAAGGCACCTAACGAGTTTCCGCACTTGGCTTTATGCACTTACACCACAACAAGTTTCAAATCTTTAGGAGGACTAAATGTCTGATCCCGTAGTATTGCTTTCAACAGGTGATGTAGTTGGCCCTGCTGGAGGTGTAACAGATAACTCAATGGTGTTGTTCAGCGGCACCAGTGGTAAATTAATTAAGGGTAACAATGCTGTAGTAACTGCTGCTGGTTTGGCACTGCTTGATGATGTTAACGCAGCTGCCCAAATGGTTACACTTGGCTTGACTGCAACAGCCACTGAGCTGAATTACACTGATGGTGTAACTTCTGCCATTCAGACCCAATTGAACGGCAAAGCACCTCTTACTGGTGCAGGTGCTTCTGGTACTTGGGGCATCAATGTCACAGGTAATGCCGCAGGCAACGCCGCTACTGCCACCACACTAAGCGGCGATCAATCAAACTGGGAGAGTATTCGATCTAACGCTGTCGCCAATATGCTTGGGTGGAAAAACTATGGTAATGGTCATGTCATCTTTGATGCGTCTAAATCAACTTCACCGAGCGGTAGCGCAGTAAATAGCACAAACGCGACAACCCCTTGGTCGGCCACTTACCCGACTTTAATGGGGTGGAACGGCAGTACGACTTACGGCGTTCGAGTTGATAGTGCAAGAGTTGCAGATTCGCTCACCGCATCACCAGCATTGACTGGTGTGCCAACAGCTCCAACACCTGCCAGTGGTACACGATCTACAGCCATTGCGACAATGCAGAATTTTGCTAATGAGTTTGGCTCATCCTTCGCCCCCTCCGGCTACCAGAAGCTGCCGAGCGGACTGATTGTGCAGTGGGGGGCAATACCGGCTGTCGCTGCGGGTGGCAGTGTTCTGGTAAATTATCCTATTGCTTTCCCTAATGCGGTTTTTTCTATCCCGGTCGGAAGCGGCGCATCAAATGCCGGGGTGGCACCCGTTAACGTGCAGGGGGTGAGCGCGGCGCAGTTCAGGGCTTGGAGCAGCTCAAACACCCTCGCGACCCAAGCATCCTCTTTCTTCGCAATTGGCTGGTAAGGTGATCCTATGTTCTATTCAGCATCAACAGGCGGGTTCTACACCGCCGAAATCCACGGCGACAACATGCCGGCTGACGTGGTGGAAATCACCAACGAAGATCACGCCGCGCTGCTGGAAGGCCAAACACAAGGTAAGGTTATTAACTGGGGTAACGACGGGTATCCGTTTCTGGCTAACCCACCTGCACCAACTTCTGAGCAAATCCAGGAACAAATCAATTCTCAAGCTCGCGCATATCTTGCAAGTACAGATTGGTATGTAATACGTTGGCAGGAAAATGCAACACCAATACCAGAGAGTGTTTCAACAGCTCGGGATGAAGCAAGGGCACAGGTTGTTGAATATGAAGGCACTTGATATAGTCAAAGCTTTTCTTAGTTTTGTCTTCTTATTTGTGGTTAATGTTTTCTTTGCTCTATCTGGTTTACTCTTTGTTGCTTTGGGTATTCCTTTTCGGGTAGAGGGTTTTAGCGTTAGCGACGGTCGGCCAATTGTTAATCTTCCTAAGTGGCTTTATCCTTACGGTAATGACTTCGATGGTTTGCTGGGAGATAAGCGTTTATGGTATGCCAACAATACACCTTTCGGTGTTCCTGTTGATTCTTTCTTGGCTATGTATAATTGGGCTGCTCTTCGTAATCCTTGCAACAATTTGCGGATGCTGGATATGTTCAATGCTAAGATTACGGGCTCTACTTTCTCGTATCTTGGTGACTACATTGTAGAGGATGATCCGGGCGAGGGTGGTTGGCAGTTTGTTAAATGCGTAGATGTTGGTGGTAAGGTGCGATATGGTTTGTATGTTGTTAAACCGTATTTCTTCAACCCTAAATACGCATTTGTTATTCGCTGGGGCTTTAAGGTTCAACCTAAAGATGCTGGTACAGTGGATATGCCAAAAGGGTTTGTAACAAAGATTAGCTTCTGGAAGGAGCTATAAAACATGGTTGCTCAGGAGAAATCTTGGGCAGCCCTTTCTCCACAGAAGTTTCTAGGAGCCACATATGATGACATTTGAGAGACTTCTCGAATTAGTACAGCTAGGTTTATTTGCTGTAGCTGGTGGTGTTGCTAAGCAATGCCACAGAATGCTAAAAGGGGATGAAGCCTTCTCCCTCATACGGTTTGTTTTACATATATGCTTGGCACTGTTTGCAGGCATAACTGCTGGTAATTTTATTCCACATGATCTTGTGTATCGTGATGGAATCATTCTTATGATTGGTTTTACCGCACAACCTCTTCTGGATATCTTTGAGATTAAGTTCTTGAGTAAAGCTCAGGAGGTGATTAAATGATTGATTTTATGTCCATTCACAACATCATAGTATTACTGGTTTACTTCGCTTTCGCATACAGTGTTTATGCTGGTGTTAAGGCTGCACGATCAATCGACAAACGACGGGATAAACCTCGTGCAGCAGCTGTGTTGATAGTTGTTGTGGGGATTCTATATCTCATTGAAGGTGCCATTCGGGCTTTGCAAGGGTACAACCTAGTTGTCCACCCACTTGCTGCAATGGTTAGTGTGTTAAGTGTTGCAGTGAATCTCATTGCAATTAAGATATTTACAACGGAGGCTCAATGTGAAAGCAGGTGATAAGGCTTTTGAACTAATTAAAAAATGGGAAGGGTGCAAGTTGAAGGCGTATCTCTGCCCAGCCGGTAAGTGGACTATTGGCTATGGAGCCACTGGCGAAGGCATCGAGAGCGGGGCAACGTGGACGCAAGAGCAGGCTGACAAGGATTTGGCTACTAGGGTAGCGGGTCTGGCCAAGGGCGTGTCTAGGGGGCTGGTTGGGCCTACCACGCAAGGGCAGTTTGATGCTTTCATCAGTCTAAGTTACAACATTGGACTTTATGGGCTACTTACGTCAACAGCCTTCAAGCGACATAACAAAGGGCTGTTAAAAGATGCTGCAATTGCTATCACTTGGTGGAATAAGATTACTAAGAATGGTGTAAAGGTTTATTCAGAAGGGCTAAATCGTCGTCGTTTCGATGAGAAAAGTGTGTATGAAACACCTGAAAAACCTGTTGAAGTAGTTGTTTCTGATGAGGTTGTGAAGGTAAAATGACAGCTAAATTCAGCCAATTTGGGCCTGCAAATCCTGCATTACCTATTGATTTAGTAGGTATTCAGGAGGGTAAAAACGTAAGAACAACACTTGTAAACCCTGTATTTGAGGATGCAAATGGACTGATTGAGGTAACATCTGTTAATTGCACAAATGTTGTAGCTGTAAGTGTTGATTGTAATACATTGAACGGTGCAACACCAGTTACAGCTTTGAACATTGATTCTTATATTGCAGCTTACTTAGCAGCTCGCCCATAACGCATTAGGAGAACTACATGCAAGCAATCCTGATTAAACTTCTTGTACAAGCTGGCAGCCAATTCCTTATGAATCTGGTTGGTGAAGGTGTAAAAACCCTTCGGGCTCGTACTGACAACACCCTAGGCATGGAGGCTGATACCATTCACCTCATTCTGGATAATGTTGCTGTAGAGAAGAAATAATAAAGTGTGATGGTCGAAACTAGTTGCAGACAATACCTTGGAAGATAACTACTTCTCATGCTTTTGTTTGCAATTAGTTACGACCATTACTCATTTACTCATTTATAATTTTTTTTTTAACACATGGAATCGAAGATTCAATATTATGACTGGGCTTACAATATTGATATAATAATTTTTTTTTTATTTGTGGCAATAACTTGCGAGAATATATAGGGATATACTGATTCAATATTTAGATGTAAATACAGAGAGTGTCGGGCGTGTGACTCTACAATAAGGAGGCTCCAAGTACCTTCTTCGTTGTATCCAAGACTCTTGGACAATGAGCATACACATTAGCACTAACGCTAATGGCAACAACATCGCAAGCAATAACGCAAGCGATAATCTAAATGTGAGAACACATCATGACTAACACCAACGTAATCAACAACGTAAACAACAATGCAAACACCAACGTAAACAACAATGCAAACACCAACGTAAACAACAATGCAAACACCAACGTAAACAACGTAATGGAGAAGCAAGTAATGCGTAAGTCTGAGCAACTCATAGCAGAATCGGTAATCCCAATGCTGTTCGCCAATATGATGGTAAATGACATATACAATGAGAAAACGATTTCTGCCAAGCAAGTAATAGCAGCGTCCATGTTTAAGACAATGTACTACCTTGTGGACAGTGCTGTTACTATT